GAGTCAGTTATATTGTAATTTATCATAAAATTGTTTTATCTTTTCTTGAGTAAAGTTTTTTATCGTAAAAACTTCTGAATTTTTAGATTTCAAATATCTATCAAAGTAAATATTTTTTATATCATTTTTATAAGAGTCTTTATCTTCTCTATGGTTTCTTATAGGAGTATCAAAGTTATAGTAGTTATACCAGTCTATAAAGTCTATAACATGCAAAGAAGTGCCTCCTCTGCGGGGTACTCCGTAATAGTCTAAGTGCTCTTTAGAATGTTTCCAAGGAGTTCCGTCAACTGTGCCTGGATTTGACCATTTTACTGTATCGTGCCACATACCTTCTTCAGATAATATTTCATACTGAGTGAGCTTATACATATTTTTTAGTAGGGCTTCCCCTTTTAATTTTGCAGTAGCAGAGACCAAGTCTAAATTACAAAAGATTGGAATAACATTTTTATTAGTTACTACGCTTAATTTATCTGTATGTCTGATGCCACAAAGCCTAAAAAAATAAAAAATATCTTTATCTTTATAAAACTCTCTAATATAAGGGTTTTCTCCTGTTTTAACCTGTAAATACTTACCATATTTATTATTTAACTCAGAAAAATCTTCTTCTAAAAAGTAGCCAAGTTCTGATACTTGTTGCATAACCACTTCATTAGTAATTCCTATTACAACATTTTCATATTCTTTGTATTCTTCAGAGAGTAAAACTGCCCCAAAATAACAATCCCAGTAATTACCCCATAGATTTAGTATGGGACCCAGTTCTAAGAATTTATCTCTAATATTCATGACATCGTAATCATCTATAATTCTGACATCTAAATCGTAATTAAAAGTTTTGCTATGCTTATACATATTAGCTGCTCTAGAGTCATACGACTCTCTATTAACTAAATGAATTGCTTTAAAATCAACACCAGTTTTTAAAAAAATATACAACAACCAACAACTATCAATACCGTCACTTAAAAAAAGAATATTTTTTTTATCTTTTAATTTACTTATTTCTTTTGCTAAAATAGCAGTTGTTTCTGTTTTGTACCATTCAAAATCATCTGTCTGATCTACTTTTATTTTTAATAGGTCGGTCCAAGGGGTTACATCTGTTACACCGTCTAATGGGCAAAATATTTTAGGATTTAAAGGATTAGTAGCAGTGTATCTTAAAAACTTAGACAGAGAAAATCTAAAAATGCTATCATCATACATAATACGAACTATTTCGTCTGATATAGTATGAACTCCTCTAAATTCATTTAAAAAAGACACACTTTTGTCTAACTCTTGAGAGTGAAACATATATGATTTTGGAAATTCTAGCATATAAAAAATTAGTGGGGGGATTTCTCCCCCCACCTATACCTAACCTTTTTATTTAATTTACTTAATTGTAATAAGTTTGGGCTTTTTCTCTTCTGGAATAATGCGCTCAAGTTCTACTGTGAGCATACCATTCGAGTACTCAGCACCATTTACAAGAAGGTCGTCGGCAAGAGTAAACTTGCGAGTGAACTTCTTAAATGAAATTCCCTTGTGAATCATATTGTCTGCACCGATATTTTCGTAAGTTGAACGAATTGTTAGTACTCCGTCAGCGACTTCTACCTCCAAATCTTTTCGAGATAGTCCAGCTACAGCTAGATCAATATAATACTTGGTATCTTCCTTACGAATATTGTAGGGAGGAAACCCTGTTGACTGTGTTTGATGTTGTGCATAACTCATTAGCTGATCAAACATGCGGTCAAAACCTACCGCATAAGGTGTTAGACGGTTTACGTCAAAAAGTTGTAATTGATTACTTACCATTTTATTTTCTCCTATTAAGCAAGATATATTATGGACTTCCATTTCGGCAAGTCCTATGAATTATTAATAATAACTATACTATATTCAAAACTACTGTGCAAGAAAAATTTCTCTATTTTTGGATTACAGGTGACCAATGAGTCGTTCTTCCATCATCTAATGTAATCTTTTCTACTGGATTTCCGTATGGGTCTTCTTTTTGAGAATATACCATAACTCCAATGCGAGATTTCATCATATCATCTGCTTTTGAGGGAAAAGCCACATACTCACCTTGATTATTATACAAATCAGAGTAGTTTCTAATAGTTGCGCCACCAGACTCAAAAGAATTTTTTAGTACAGTTTTTACTGATTTGTAAAGTCGCAAAAGTTCTTCTTCAGAACAGTCACCGACTCTACGATGTGGTGCCAAAGCACTGAGAAACAAACTTTCGGATTTGTAAATATTTCCCACACCTGATACATTTTTTTGCTCCATTAAAAATTTTACTAAAGATTGATTTTTACGCTTTTCGCAGATTGATAACCACGTTTCCTCATCACAAGGAGCATTTAGCATATCTGGACCAATCTCATTTAGTTTTTTATTAAGTTGACGAGTTGCCTCTTCGCCTACAAAAAATTTAAGTGTACCAAAATTACGCATATCAGAATAGTAAATGTTAGTTCCATCTACAAATTCAAATCTAACTCTAGCGTACTTATTATCTTCTGTCTTATAAGTACCAGTCATACCAAGCGTAGAAAAAATACACCCATGCTGTGTTAACCAATAAATAAATTTACCTTTATTAGTAGCTCCTAAAACATGGTGGGGATTATCAACTAGAGTTTCATAAAACTCGGAATAGCCTTCTGGCTCTTTTTTAGTGTATCTCCCTGTTAAAATTTCTATATCGCAAAGTCCTTTATCTGCAATAAAATTATTTAGTTGTCTTGCAACAATGGTACATTCTGGACCTTCTGGCATTGTATTCTCTATATTCTCTTAGTTTTCTAACTTGGTAGGCATCCCAGCTTTCATAGGGATTTTTTACCCGCCAATCAAAGGTCGGAGGCGCTTCTTCGTTTTGCACTTTCAACCAACTCAATGATAGTCATAATTTCAATTTGCTTTTCTTCAAGCTCTTCTTTCTTGCGCTTAAATAACGCCTGTGCAGCAGAACGAATAGCAGTAGCGTTGAAACCATAGGTTTCTTTAATCTCTTTCACAATTTCATTATTAAGTTCACGAAAACTTTCAATCTGAAGAAGATTATCAGTAATCGTTGTAATTTTATGTGTAAGTTCTTGCTTATCAATCATGCTCGGGTCTACTAACCGGACCTCTTTCTTCTCTTCTGGCATTTAATTCCTCGTTTGTAATTAAGTTAAATTTTTCTCTTCTAGCTTCTGGTGATTCTACCAGCAAACCTTTAGAAGTTAAATTATCGCATATAGATAACAAAGTGTCAACAGCTATATCATCTCCAATACTAGTCTCTAGTGCATCTGAAACTGCTTTAGATGCTAACCAAATATTGAAACAACCAATTTTATTAGTGTAAACTCCATTTACTTTTCTAGGTTTTTTGAGTCTCCACCTGTCTGCTCCCATAACATGCTCTTCCCATTCATCATAAATGTCTAAAGGAAAAGCTTGTAAATAGTGTAATATTTCTTTTTCTAAGGGTTTCATATTTCCATCCTATAAGCACAAAACTCCCACACCAACGGTGCAGGAGTAGTGTAAAATTTAATCAGTATATGCCCAATCTTGAAGATGGGCAAAGTTAGACATCCAGGCAAGTTCTTCACTAATAGATCGAAGTTTTTCCACGGACGTTACCTCCCTATCTCGAAGCACACTTCGAGTCTTGCATAAAAACATATAGTAAGGGTTAGAAGATACGTTATCACCCCGCTGCGGAACTCCGTTCCCTTGATATTTATGTGAAGGATGTTCAAATAACCATGAACCTTCGTAAGAATGCTGAATCATCTTTTCAATCATGTTCAACTTTGTTTCAACAGATTCATAAGATGTAATCACTTTAGATGATTCTCGATGAAGGTTAAGATATGGATTTTTGTTTTTCCAACGAATCATTTGTTTGTTTTTTTCCACAAATTAGAATAGCACAGTTTTAAGGTATGTGCAATCATTAAATTTCATTAATTCCTGCACTGGATTTCGGCCAGTGCATTAGTCAAAATCATGACAGGGTGTAGCTCGTCGAACTCTATCATTTTCCCAAATTTCACGTTTATCATAGTAGCGATAAGTTTCCAGATTTTCTAGAAATGTGTTGATATATTCAACAGCACGATTGTAGTTGTTAGTCTGAATTTCAGTTTGTAGACGTGGACGAATTGCATCCATCCAGTCAATTGCTAGACGAGCGTTCCAGCGTACTACGTTTCGACATTCACGAATATAGTCATTGATTTCCCATGTAGAAAAACCAATATTAATAGAAGTAGGTTTCTTAGCCATTTTGTGCTTCCTCTAAATTTAGTTGAAAAGTTGTATATACATCAATCAGAAAACGTGCAGCAGTAAATTCACCGCACTGACTGTAGACATCATTATATTCATCTACAAGTTCTTTAATTCCTGTTTGATCTTCATTTTGGAGCTGGCGTACCCAGGCACGTGATTCTAAATATTTACTCATTTTTTACCTCACTGGAGGAACCATTCCGGTTTGGGCAGATTCCCGATTTTTACGATTTAGTTCTTCAATTGCCTCAACTCGTTCTGGCGAGAAGCGCAGTTCGATTTGAGATAGAGGAACTTCCCAACGACGTTCTTTTGTATCAATAAAGAAACGAATGTCAGTTCCCTCAATAATACCATCTTCATAGATGAATCTAGTTTTCCATAACCAAGACCCAACTCGTTTGTATGATACTTTATATGCTATTCTTTTAGCCATCTTTTTCTCCAATCTTTTAATTATACTAAATTTTACGCCTCTTTACCAGAAAAATATAGCAATTAGGTGTTTACTATTACATTTTATTTGACTCTGGTAAGAGTTTTTGTTACTATAAAGTATGCGTAATTTACTAGAAGCTACTTGCATGAGAATCAACTACAATGAAGTAGTAGCAGAGTATGAAGAAATGGGATTTACTCTTGTAAGTTCTCATGTCACTCCCGAACAAGATAAATGGGGAGAGATTACTCTTACATTTCAAGGTGATCGTGAAGGTGTAGCAGAACTTTCAGATGAAGAAGGTCATCACTCTTTTTTAGAGTTTGATGATGGCACAACTTCACCCTTATATATTAAACGAGAAAGAAACTTTTGGGAAGATTAAAATGACAGCACATAGTTTTGTAGAGGATAAAAAAGACTGGGAGAACTTAGCTGCCTGCATTAGATCAGAACAGCTATCAGCAAAACAGGTTATTGATACTTTTAGAGACAATCCTGACTTTGCTTCTTGGTATATTGAACGCTACTCTTTAGGAGAGTATCAACATGCAGTATAAAATGTGGGGTGTTTACTCTCCTCTACTAGAGCAGTGGGTTCGTGAGATGGGCGATAAAATGGAAGCCTATATTGATAATGATGAAGTTGACCTAGAGATCGAGTACTTTAGCAGTGACGATCCTAGAGTCTATCACTATAACTTTACGTATTTACCTGCCTTTGTTGCAGTAAAGCATGACCAACCTTGGAGACAGATTTTTGGAAAGTGGACTTGGGATAAGTACGAAGAGTGGTTGAAGGGACTAAACTGGAAAATAGATGAGGTTTGATGATGATTTTGTCATTGGACATGTTCACGTATTAGATATAAAAACTGGAAAAAAGTACTATAATAAAACAGACTTAATTTCTGGACATTCAAATCCCGTTAATTTAAGACTAGTTTTACACGACGGTAAATGGCAAAGCTTTGATTGGGAGACAGAGCCCTCTGAAACTTTTAAGGAGCTTCTTCATAGACGTTGTAGACAAATTAGAGATAAATATCCATATGTCACTCTTTATTTTAGCGGGGGAGTAGACTCAGAAACAATGGTTCGTGCTTTCATTGAGTCTGGAGTGCATCCTGATGAGATTGTAATTAATATTTTAAAAATAGGAAATCAGAACCCCCTTCAAGACTTAGATTTAGCAGTTCAAAAACTACACCACTTTAAACAATTTCTCCCTAAAACAAAAATTACTGTAAATGAACTAGGACGTGATTATGTTCTGGGATTCTTAAACTCATATAACTGGTGGGAATCAACTTTTAATCAGTCAATTGGAAATCTTCGTCGTTTTCCAAATCATATTTTAGAGATTTTAGGGCAGGGTCATAAAAATGCCCCTACAACTGGTCATATTACTGCAAGTGAAAAACCGCACATAGTTATTAAAGAAGGAAAATACTATAGTACTTCTTATCAAGGAATTGCAATTGCTCAATACGCAGACTGGTTTTACTATAGTTTAGATTGCCCAGAACTACATATAAAACAATGTCATTTAGTGAAAAACTATTTTCAAAAGAATATTCCAGATGCAGACGGCTTTTTAAGTGAGCGTAGTCAGTATAATGAGCATGTTATTAAAGCTTGTAGATATGAGTATGATAGTAGCTATCAACCAGCAAAATTTATTGGATTAGGCGTAGATTTATTTACAGATGTAAAAAATGAAGATAGTATAGTATATCAAGCTATGAAAAAGGATGATCCAGAACTTTTTAGTAAGTATTCTTATAAAGTACTAGATACAATTTCTGCTATTGATAAAAGTCTTCTTAGCCCTAGAAAAAGAGACGTAGAAAATATTCCTCCTGCTCATATGTTTTACTTAGGAAAATAATGTGTTTGATATAGATTTTATACCAAAAAACATATGTTGGGTTAATTTAGCCGATAATAAAAAGTACTATACTAAACAAGAGGTAATTAACGCTTCTGTGCATCCAACGCAGCTTAAAGTATTAATTGAAAATGGAAGCTGGGATACTTATAACTGGGAAACAGAACCATCAGAGTCTTTTGATGAACTTTTACACGAAAGATGTAAACAATTAAGAGATAAACATAAATATTTAACTCTCTATTTTAGTGGAGGGGCAGATTCTGAAACAATGCTGCAAGCATTTGTAAAATCTAAAGTTTTTGTAGATGAAATTGTTTTGACTGTTCTAACTATTAATGGAATCAATCCTCTTAAAGATAACGTATTAGCTATTGAGAAAATGAAGTTTTACGCAAAGTTACTTCCTAAAACTAAGTTTACAATTAATCAAATAGATGAAAAATTTATTAAATATGTGCTAGAAAGTAACTATTGGTTTAACTCTACATTTAACTGGTCAATAGGAAATGTAAGACGGTTTTCTTTACCTGTCTTAAAAGAACTAGGGCATATAAACACAAAAGTTTCTTATGACGGACACATTGTGGGAGAAATTAAACCAAAGCTAATTGTAAAATTAGGTAAATTTTATGTAAAAATGACTCACAGAGTCAGTACAACTCAGTATGGTGATTGGTTTTACTGTTCTACAGAATTACCAAAATTACATATTAAACAGTGTCATTTAGTTAAAAAATATTTTAAAAAAACAAATATTGTTAAGGATTCTATGGAGAAAAGTACTATATTTATTGGGGAAAATACTGAATATAAAGATGATTTAGTAAAAGCTTGTAGATATAAACATGATTCTTCATTTCAACCACTAAAAGCAATGGGGTTAGGTATTGATTTAACTAATAAAAAAGATACAGAGGATAGTATTGTTTATAAATGTATGAAAAACAATAATATTGATTTATACAGTGTATACAAATCAAAAATAAAAGATTCTTTATCAGCTATAGATCCTAATTTTTTAGATAAAAAATATTTAGATTTAAAACATGCTGGAGTTTCTGAGGAATACTATTTAGGTGAATAATGAAAAAAATAGCTTTTATACCACACCAAAGACGCTTAGATCGTCATAGAGTAGACTATCTAAAGGCAATTAATGAAGCAATGGATTATCCCTACCAGTCAGAAGATGGTAGAGACCCTTCTCCTGTACAACAGGCTCTTAAACAAAAGTGTGCTGATTTTAGTGGAGTAGGATACTGGACTTTTACAGACTGCTGCACAGATGCCTTACAAATAGCAATTACAGCTTTTACGGAGCCCGGAGACGAAATATTAGTTCCTGCCTATGGTTGGAGAGCTTTTGCTAATGCTGTTAAATTTATGGGCAGGCTAATTCAGTTTATTGATATAGATGAAACTGGAAATATTAGCTTAGAGTCTTTGAAAAATTATTGTGAGAATAATACGCTAACTCCTTCAGCAATTATTGTAGTTCATAATTTTGGAACAATTGTTGATTGCTTTGCTATAAGAGAAATACTTGATGATTATGGTTTTACGGGAACCGCTATCATAGAAGATGCAGCACCAGCATTTTATATGGGAGAGCCATATGCTTATGTACCTGGCACAGGGTCTGATGCAGCGTGTTTTTCTTTTGATTTCACAAAATATCCTGGGACTCTTGGTAGCGGAGGAGCAATTGCAACTAATTCAGAATACGCTAAATATAGAATAGACGAAATTACATCTCACGGAAGAGGTAATAATAAAAAAATTGTTACCTTTGGTACTAAGTCATATATGGATAATACTTCTTGCGCAGTTCTTTTAAAGGAAATTGAGTTGTTTGAGAAACATGAGTATCGAAAGAAAAGAGACGCAATTGCAACATGGTATAAAGAGAATCTTCCCTACCCAAACATACCGGGCGATAATTATATATGGGAGAGATACACGATGGCAGTCTTACCCGACCAGGTTGAGTCCGTGATAAAGTCACTTAACGAGGTAGGTTGTCTAGCTAGAACCTTTTTTAAGGAACCCCTTCATCAATTTAATTTTTTAAATGATTATCACGCTTGGTGTCCTTTAACAGAACAATTTACCGCATCTACAGTTATGCTTCCTTGTCATCATTATTTAGAAGAGGAAGAACTAGAAAGAATTAAGAAAGCCCTTTCCAATGTCTAATATACTAATCACTGGAGGAAAAGGATTCATCGGGGCTCATCTAGTTTATTCTTTAAAAGATAGACATAATATTACAGTTTTAGATGGTTGGACAGAAAACTACCCCGGATACAAAGCTATTCATCGTGGTAAAGATGGTCTAAAAGAAGCCTCTGCTCTAGAGATAAAACACAGAAATATTGCTGCAAACTACAGAAGCTTCTTAACCCAAGGAGTATATTTCGTAAATAAGTGGACTTTTGGATCATGGCATATAAAAGATGTTGATTTAATAATCAATTGTGGTAGCCTGTCTGAGGCAATTTTATCTCAATATTTTAAAGATTTTACACATAAGTCTATTGTAACTGGATTAGAAAAAATTAAAGAATTATACCCTAAAGTCCCTATATTACACTTTTCAAGCTCTATGTCTTATGGAACGTGGGAGGGAACTATACAAGAAGACTATCCTCAAAACCCGGTAGATTTATATGGTAAGGCTAAAAAAGAAAGTGAATCGTTAGTAACAGAAAATGATATTATTTTACGACCTATGCATGTATATGGGTATGGAGATGGTAAGTTTCCTATTACTATGAATATAGAAAGACAGGCGGAAAAAAATCAACCAGTCAATGTAGAAGAAGCTGACTGTATTTATATTAAGGATTTAGTAGATGTAATTAATATTTTAGTTGACAGCTGGGTGCCTGGAATTTATAATTTAAGTTCAGGTTTTGTAAGAGATAAAAATGTAATAAAAACTCTATCTTCAGAAATACTAAAAATTGATATAGAAACTACTACTAAATCTGGTCCTACCGGAAAACCAAGAGGTAGACTAGATAACTCTAAATTAATGAATACGTTTAACTGGAAACCAAAATTTAATACCTACGAGGAGACAATTAAAGACTACTTTAATTTGTATATGAAAGAGACACATGAAAGTGATAGTTAGAAACGGTGACGCTTTAAAAGCGTTCAAGATTTTAAATCGCAAACTTCATAAAGAATGGAAAAAAGACCAAAAGAAGAAAGAAGCGCTTCTATTAAAACTTGAGTCACAAGTTAGATACAATAAGAGGGGAAATAATGACAACAGAAACGCAGGAAAACCAAATACAGGTTCAGTGGGTTCCACTAACCGCAGCAGGAATTTTAAAGGTAAAAATTCCAACACAAACCGTTGATTTCTTAAATGAACTATCAGACGTAATTCTAGCCGATGATCCAGATCTAGACGGACTAAGCTATGACGATAGATTAGCAGGGCAGCTTAAAAATGGTAAACAGAGACTTATCCCAGTTACTGAGGATACTAAAAAGTCAAAAGCTTTATCTAATTTTATGAGTTTTTCAACTAATTTATGCCTAGAGTGGATGAATGGGTATTTACATTACAACCCAAAAGCACAGGCAGTTTGGAATGATACTATTAGTGTAGACATTTATGAAATGTGGGTAAACAAGCAACTGGAAGCTGACTATAACCCTTTACATAATCATTGTCAGTCTTTTCCTGCGCTCAGTTCAGTAGTTTATCTAAAAATTCCAGAACAAATTACTAATAATGAAGACCCAAAAGCTGATGACGGCATGATTAAGTTTTTATGGAGTGACAGAGGCAACCCCAACATGTTAGAGTTTCCTAGTATGCTAACTTTAAAACCAGAGGTCGGAGACTATTATATTTTTCCAGCGTGGCTAAACCATGAAGTTCCTCCATTTAAAGGAGAAGGAGAGCGACGTTCGATTAGTTGGAATGCTCGACTCTGGGTTTAATTAATTCTTCTCTTATACTCCTCCTAGTGTTATAATACATAATATTAGGAGGATTTTTTTATGAAAGCATATAAAGGTTCATTCACCAAAAAGAATGGCGAAAAGAGAGAAATGGTATTCTCTCGAATCAAAGACTTACCAGGAAGTTTTGTGGCTGCAAGAGTAGTCGGTACAGGTACAGAACGTGGTTACCCAGAAGGTATGGAACTTGTCTGGGATTTAGAAGCTGATGACTTTAGGATATTTAACTATAAGACTGTAACAGGTGATCTAAAAGAATTAGAAGTAGACAGTAGTTTTTATCTAAAAATTTAAAAATTAAAAAAGGGGTTGACACTTATGAAAGAAACTGGTAAAATAATTGAACATACTACTTTTGATCATGACCCAGACAAAAGGTCTTGGTATTATGATGATGATGGCATAAAAAGAGATAAAATTACTAACGAATCTGTTGTATTCCCTAATGAAGAAACAGTATAAGATAACAATAATGCTGCGCTCTGGCATACTTGATAACGCAGGAAAAGCAGTCACTAAATCTTTACTTGGATTAGGGTTTTCAGAAGTTAAAGATGTAAAAATAGGTAAAAACATTTATATTACTACAGAAGATAATATAGAAGATATTATCAAACATCTTTATAATGAAGTTATGGAAGAGTACCAAATAGAGTGTCTTGATGACGTAGACTGAAAACTGATCTGGACTCGGGGGCAGTACCCGACGCCTCCACCATAAGCATACCACCGTCTCTAGTAATGAGACCTTGCTAGACACGAAAGAGTTTGTTGTGGTATGCTTATGATGGGGGCGAAATAGGATCGACAGGCAGATAATAGGGAAACCGAGAGACAGGTGCGCAAGCGACCTCAACCGCAAGAAAACAAATAAATGCAAACGATAATTTCGTAGCATCTGAGGAGTATGCACTAGCTGCATAGTCTTTCTGGGGTTCGGCAGGTTCCTAGCAACAGAATACCTGTTATTTTGAGGGGTAAATGTTGTATAAAATTTTAAAATTTCCTACCGTTTCTGATTCAAGAGGCTGCCTAACCTTTATTGATAATCTAATAGAAATCCCCTTTGAAATTAAAAGAGTCTTTACTATAGACAACGTACCTTTAGGGGCGTCCCGTGGGGATCATGCGCATCATGCGCTACAAGAAGTATTAATTCCTCTTTATGGAAGTCTTTGGGTAGAGTTAACGGATGGAAATCAGCATAAACAAATAGAATTAAATAATCCTAGACAAGGGCTCTTACTGTATCCTCATATATGGCGAAAGCTGTACAGATTTAGTAAAGGCACTATTTGTTTGGTGCTTTGTTCTGCAGAGCATGACGAAACTGATTATATTAGAGATTGGGATGTATATTTAGAAACATATGGAAAATAAAGTAATATTAGTAACTGGTGGACTAGGATTTATTGGAAAGCACTTTATTGATAGGTATTTATACCACAATAATATAATTAATATTGACTGTTATACATACGCTGCAGACAGACAACAATCTGCGCAGTTTAAACAGAAAGTAACCTATACAGAATCTAGAGAATATATTCACAATTTAGGGTACTTACCTATTTGTGATTATGTAATTAATTTTGCAGCGGAGTCTCATGTTGACAATTCTATTGCCGATAGTTCTAAGTTTATTAGTAGTAATGTGGGGGGTACTCATCATATACTTGAGTTAATCAGACGTATGCCTACAAGTCATCGTCCACACCTAATTCATATTAGTACTGATGAAGTTTACGGAGATAGTGTTGCAGGAAAAATTTTTGATGAAAAAACCCTTCTTCAGCCCTCTAGTCCATATTCAGCTTCTAAAGCTGCAGCAGATCAACTGGTACTAGCGTATGGTAGAACATACGGTATTTCTTACAATATCGTAAGGATGACAAATTGTTTTGGTAATCACCAATATCCAGAGAAGCTTATTCCGACAGTTTGTTTTAATCTGAAGAAAAATAAACCAATTCCTGTACACGGAACTGGAGAATATATAAGAACGTGGTTATGGGTAGAAGATGCAGTTAAAGGCATTGCTACTGTAATGGAAAATGGCATTGAAAACGAAATTTATAATATCTCTGGTGATTGGAGATTTAGTAATAAAGAAATTATTAATTTCTTTATAAAAGCTGCAGGAGTAGAAGATTATCCCCTTAAGTATGTAGAAAATAGACAAGGGCAAGATTTAGATTATCATATTGATGACAGCAAGATTAGAAATCTGGGCTGGGCTCCTACAAAAGGTCCTGCAGAGCTAGCTGACGTTATTTATAGAAACTTTAATGTAAATAGGTTTATTACTAAATGAATATTTATTTAAGAATTAGTGAAAATCAAACAAGCTTAAGTGGCGAAGAAAGATGGAACTCTTTTGACAAGAGACTTATTCTTAAAAAATGTTGGATTAGCTTAATGCTAAATATGGGGGAAGAAGATTCTCTAAAAGTGTATCATCATGATGTTAGGAAAAAAACATTAAACTGGCTATCTAAAAGACACACAAAAGGACTTATAGAGTTTATACAAATTGAGTCAAAAGAAGATTCTATTGTAAAACCCTTAACTGATATGAAAAATTCATTATTAGAAAATGACGATAATGAAGAAATATATGCTCTTCTCGAAGATGACTACTTGTGGTCTTCCCGATCTTTTAAAGTTATCAAAGAAGCGTTTAAGAAATGGCCCCAATTTTTAGTGCCAGAAGATGATGTTTCTACGTATTCAACAGTTAAAGAAGGTATAACTTTCTTAGGGGCTGATAGACACTGGAAAACTACAGATAATATAAGCTGGAATATATTTGGAACTAACTTAATTTTTAAGCAACACATTGATACTTTTATAAATGCTGCTAAAGTTTTTGAAGTAGATATGTTAAAGGACATCTTAAAAGAATCATATTGTATAAATCCCCTACCAGGAGTAGCTACGCACCTAAAAGAAGGTCACATGAGTCCTTATACAGATTGGACTCACATGTGGGAAGGAATAGTAATAAATAATGACTAATACTGTATATATAACAGGAGCTGCTGGACTAGTAGGTAGTGAACTAGTTCGCCTTTTTTGTTTTAATAACTGGAAAGTAAAAGGCTGTGACACTTTTATTGGAGGACTAGAGTCAAATCTAGACTTATTTAAAAGAAAAAATGTTATAGATTTTAAAGAAATAGATATTTTAGATTATAAATCTTTAAGAGAACATATTGGAAACTCAGATATTGTTTTTCATTGTGCCGCACTTCCTTATGAAGGGCTGTCTGTATTTTCTCCTAAAATTGTCACAGAAAATATTGTAGGAGGTACTGTAAGTGTAGCTTCAGCTTGTTTAGCCAACGGGGTAAAAACTTTAGTTAATTTTAGCTCTATGGCTAGATACGGAGCGCAGAAACCTCCGTTTACAGAAGATTTACCTCGTAGTCCAGAAGACCCTTACGGGTTAGCAAAAGCACAAGCAGAGGAACATTTAGAACTTCTCAATAAGCTACATGGATTATCATATTTTACTGTGGTTCCTCATAATGTAGTGGGAGTTGGGCAAAGATATATGGACCCTTACAGAAATGTAGTAGCTATCATGATTAATAGAACTCTTCTCAAAAAACCTATTATTATTTATGGAGATGGGGAACAAAAACGTAGTTTTTCGAACATTAGAGACTGTGGAGATGCTATCTGGAATCTTGTAAATTCAGACAGAGACTTAACAGGAGAAGTATTTAATATTGGTCCCGACGATAATGAGATAACTATTAAAGATTTAGCGTATAGAGTAGGGCATCATTGTGGTATTTATCCAAAAATTGAGTATTTTCCAGATAGACCTGCTGAAGTAAAAAATGCTTGGTGTTCTTCAGAAAAGATAAAAACTCAATTTAATTACAACACTACTAGAAATATTGATGATACTATTATAGAAATGGTTAATTGGATTTCAGATAGAGGAGCAGAAGAATTTAACTATGCTCTTGATTTAGAATTTATTACGGAAAGTACCCCTAAAACTTGGGTAGAAAGGTTAATGTAATGGCAACAATTATTTGTCCCTATGTGTGGGAGAACGAAGTAGCCCCTCTTAGAGATATGTTATGGGAATTTGACTGTATTTTTGAAGAAGATACGTCTAAAATTGGATCAGATATGATGTATCAAAAACTTTGGAAGCAAACTAATGATGATATTATTATTTTACACGCAGATATGACTCCTCTAGAAGGAGATGCCCAAACTAACAATTGGTATCACGAGTTATGCAATTATGCTAAAAAATACCCCGAAGCGGGAATGTTAGGGTGTAAACTTTTATATCCAGCTAAAAATGAAGATGGGAAATTCATCATTCAGCACGCTGGCGGAAAAATTAATGAGGATGGTACAGCTGATCACTTTGGTAGTGGACTCAGAATGGAAGATAAGCAGTTCTGGAAATCTCCAGAGATAGATGATGGACAATACGACAAAGTTAGGGAAGTTGCTTGGTGCACTTTTGGAGGACTCTATATTAGAAGAGAAGTTCTAGACGAGGTTGGAGATTTTGACCCAACATTTGAATATACATATGAAAGAGATGTAGATTACTGCATGGAAACACGTAAAGCGGGCTGGAAAATTTATATGACCCCGGCAACCTTATTACACTGGGAAAGTAAGGATAATAAAAGAATAATGACCCAAAATCTTTATGATGCTCAAGCAAGAAATAAAGAAAGACTAAAAACAAAATGGCAAAATACAGAGTGGTTTACAACAGTAGACAATGAGGTAATATAGTGGATATTTCAGAAGACATTTTAAATGTAATTTCTAAAGAAGATGCTGTTAAACTATTGATGGAAGGAAAAAGTAAAACTACGATAAGCAAAAACCTTCCTAGATCAGTTGCAATTGTCATGCTTTTAACCATTGGAGTAGCTTGTGTACTAGCGGCTATTTTACTAGTAATAGCGTCACCAGTAATTTTTACAGAGTATTTAATTAAAAAATCGCAACAAAAGAAGGAGCTACAAGATGAAAGTAGTCACAGCACAGACTAAAAAAGCCTTAAACGACGCAATTTTTATGGCGGAACAGGATAAATCAAATCTCACAGAATTTGAAAGAGATTTATATGGTAATAGTGGAAGAAAAGTCAAACACGCTATTAATAATGTATGTAATATCAAAGAAAACTCAGTTTATTTAGAGTTGGGAATTTATAGAGGATCTACTCTTATTTCTGCTCTCTATGACACAAAAGTTTCAACTGCTTATGCAGTAGATGATTACACCATTGACCAGAAAGAGGGGCACCCTTATAGAGAATCTGGGTGGAATAATGTTAGAAATGCTTTTTCTGAGTTAACAACTACTAATAGACTTAGTAATTTACTAAAACCAACAATTATTGAGTCTACTGCAGATAAAGTAGATGTAAAAAAACTAGTTAAAAAATTAGATATTATTCATTATGACTTAGATGAGCACCATACTAATTTAGAAAGTACAATGCGTCACTATATTCCAATTTTAGATAAATTTACTATTTTTTTAATTTCAAATTGGAACTCAAAAGGGGTTAGAGATGCTTGGAAAAGATTAGGTCAAACTCCTGGTCTTGATATTGAATTAGTTGTAGAAAAACAAAGCTCAAACACAGGGGATACCGCTAATTGGTATAATGGATTTTCTATTTCAGTTATAGAATTAAAGACAGCTGCAAAGGCGGAAACTGATGATTAAAAAATCTGTAATATCTTTAATTAGTTATGATGCACATATGCTACCTGATAGTATTAAAACGTATTACGACTATGTAGACGAAATCGTACTTGGGCTAGATAAAGATAGAATTACTTGGAGCCATCAACCTTTTAAATTTGACGAAAATAAGCTTTGGGCAGAACTAAAGAAGATTGATAAACAGGAGAAAATTACTGTTGTAGAAGAGCCTTTTCACCCAAGCGGGATCGCTATTGAAAATGATAATTATGAAAGAAACTTTTTAAAGTCACAATGCTCGCATGACTGGATTATGTCTTTTGATGCAGATGAACAGCTAATAAATGCAAAAGAATTTTTCTTTAGATTTTGTCCCTTATTTGAACCATACTATAAAAAGGTCGATTTAAATTTTACTTGGTTTTTACCTTGGAAAGAGTTTGAAGAAGATATTTTGATGATTGCACAAGAAGATACTTCTTTTGTAAAATCAGAAAAACAAGGATTCGCAACTCATAAAGATAATAGATTTACCTACGCACGTTGGACTAACAATCAAAAAAGAATTGATACTCCTCTTGGTATTTTACACTGGAGTTTGTGCAGAAAAGAAGATCAATTGAAGCAAAAAATTAATAATATTGGTCACTCTGACAGAGCAAAAGAAGATCCATTTTTTGGAATCTGGCAGCAGACTACTTTAGAAAACTACGAACAACTAAGAAATTTTAAAACATCAGGGCTAGGCGACCCAAGACAGTGGGCTAGACTAACTAGAATTAAAAAGAACGAACTGATGCAAATTTGCAAAATGGAAACGGAGAATATGTACTAATGATTGTAGAAATACTAGGAAAATTTTACGATAATCATTCTTTATCAATCGTAAATAGGAATGTGGCCATTGGCCTAGACAATCTTGGGCTAAATGTATTTATTACGCCACTTGACGCATTTTCTCCTTCTGCGGGAATTCCAAAAGAAGATGTTAAAATTTTAAAGAAGCTAGCCTCCAAAGATACTGGAGAAGCCGATGTTCAAATTAGGCATACATATCCCCCTATGTGGAGGCACCCTGTATCAAAAAGAACTAAAATAATGTACATTCAGCCTTGGGAATACTCAAAGATTCCATTTGAGTGGCAGTATAAATGGGAAACTTTTGCTGATGCAGTAATCACCCCTAGTCTTTGGACCGCAGATAAATACTTAGATGCAGGTCTTGACCCAGATGATATTTTTGTTATCCCTAATGGTTATAACCCTGACGTATTTAATATTAGACCAGAGGAATCAAAGTTTTTTGATTCCAAAAAGTTTACGTTTACTTTTGTAGGAAATCACCAAAAAAGAAAAGGGCTAGATGTATTATTAAATGTTTGGAGAGACGCATTTGTAAGAGCAGACAATGTTCAATTATTTATTAAGGATACGCCTTCTATTTATGGAGATAACAACTTACTTTCGCAAATTCTACAGTTGCAATATCATGTAGATTGTGGTAAAATTATCTATAACTCAGATATGCTATCTGATAAAGAAATGGCAAATATCTATAAAAATTCTAAAGCTATAGTACACCCATATCGGGGAGAAGGCTTTGGTATGCATGTTCAAGAAGCCGCAGCTTGTGGAGCTGTTCCTATTTTTACCGCTCAAGGACCGACTGAAGAATTTATTCCTCAAGAAATCGGATTTAGGATTGATTCTCAAAAAGCTCCGGTTAATTTACTTGATCCAGAGCTATTTGCTACTAAACCAGGAGACAGCCTGACAGGTATGGGAGGTCACTCTTGGATTTTAGAGCCTAATCCAGATAGCTTAAAAATGAATTTAAGACTTATTTATTCTCATCACGAAAGAAAGAAGTTTTTTGAGTCGGTAAAACAGTATAAAAATCCTAATACTTGGAGTGAAATAGCTAAAAAATATCAAAGCGCTATTGTAGCAGTACATGGAAGATCAGATAAACCAAAAAGAATTAAATAACTTAGAACAAAAATTATTACGGGATTTTCACGGAAATCCCGTAATAATTGACTATGAGCAAACAGCTATCCCTTACGTAGATGAAAATTGTGCTGAATATTTTAAAACAATGTTGAGTCATGAAGATTTTGTAATAAGAGTTGCAATAACTGGTGGAGGGTGTTCTGGATTTCAATATGAATTTTACATTGAAGAAATTAATTTAATTGAAGCTCAAGATGTTCAGATTAACGAATCTCCTATAGTAATTATTGATAGTGAAAGTTTAAAATTTATGAGGGGAGCGGTAATTAAACTCGAAGATACAGAAGTCACTCAGCGAGTTTATATTGACAACCCAGGGGCTACTCAATCGTGTGGATGCGGAAGTAGTTTTAATTATGATTTCTTTTAACGGGATAAGAAACGAAAGTAAACTACCGTGGCTTCCTCTTGATATTGACCTACCTTATGAAGAAATGTTAGAGGAAGCAAAAGCAGTAAAAGAAAGTTTCGTAGGACATAGAGACGGAGATGCTAGAGGAGGATATAGGCATAAAGGCTGGAAAAGTGTGTGTATACATGGAATTTCTTCAGAAAAAACTAACCATTTTACTGGATACGGTTATAAATCTAATGAAGAAACCCCGTACACTTGGACTGATATAGCAGAAAAATGTCCTATAACAACTAATTGGTTTAAAAATGAATATCCACAAGAAAAATACTACAGAGTTAGATTCATGCTACTGGAACCAGGAGGGTATATTTTACCCCACAAAGATACTGAAGAAAATATACTTTCGCCTGTTAATATCGCCCTTAATCATCCCAAGAAATGTATATTTAAAATGGAAAAGCATGGAATAGTACCAATGAAGCCGGGAACAGTAATGCTATTAGATGTTGGAAATATTCATGCTTATGTTAATGCCTCAAAAGAAGATAGGTTTCATATAATTGTTCACGGGGTGCCAAATAGTCAATATAAATCTTTAGTAGAAAGAAGTTATTTAAAAGAACATGGATAATTATGTAATTGGACTCTATGACGACAGAGAGCACATTTTTAATCAAAATATAGCAACTCGGTATAAAGAACTAACAGAGTTTTTCATTAGACATATGGGCAAGGGAAAAGATAGTTCTAAATATTTAGTAGACAGAACTATCAATGGTGTCTTAGATAAAGCATTAGAAAAAGGGTATGATTACTGTGTAGTAATGGCTGTGGGACATTTTTTGCAAGATTCTCGGTTTTTTGAGTATATAGAAGCTTGGATAAGTAAATTAGATTTTTTCGTAACTGGACATATTATTGATAAGCAGTCTAATAATTCACAAGCTGATAGCGATGGCAATTATTGGGGACTACATAATCAGTGTATGGTTATAAATTTAAAATACTATAAACAATTTGGGCAACCAAACTTTGGAAGTAAAGACACAAGTACTATGGTTGAAGTAGCCAAAGCTAGAAGATCTCTTCATGATGTTCACGATGACTATACTCCTATATTTTTAGCTCCTACAGAAGAAACTCAAGTATGCACTACATATGTAGATGGATGGAATTTTATTAATGTATCATTAGAAAATAATCTAACAGTATATAATTTTCATTCTAAAATTAGAAATACAAAAAGGTACACTTATCCAAAAAAATCTATAGAAGAACTAAAAACTCAACTTACTTGGATTAATAATATTTTAAGTGCTGCTACAGATTGTGTATTTTTCTGGAATACAGAAAACTATACAGATACTACGAAAGCAGAACTAAAGCCTATTAAAAGATTTTATTCTGTAGCTGCGGGATTTAAGCCTAATTTTATTTTAAATAAATATGGATTTTTTAAAGATACAGAGATTCTATACTTTGACTATAGTAAGCAAGCACTAGCTTTTAAAAGAATGTTAGTAGAACACTGGGATGGCGAAGACTACCCTGCTTTTTTAAGATGGGCTAAGAAAAAATATAAAATTAATGAAACATTTGGCGCATCAACAGAAGGAAAATCTTATGAAGACTTATGGGAGCTAGAGTTAGAAAACTGGGGCAGTGCAGATAATCTAAAAGCTCATTGGACTGACTATAAAAAGTTAAAACATCATTTTATATATTGTGATATATTAAAAAATCCAGAAAAAGTAACTAACTGCGTAAATGGTACAGAAGATAGTGTAATTTGGTGGAGCAATGCTTTTCATACAGTTACTGCGCATTATACACAAAGTTTAGAAGAACTTACTAATCATTACAATAATAACTGGATTAAAGCATTACAAGATAAAAATCCAACTCTAACAGTTTTTGGGGCAGATCATTTAAATAATAGAATTAGGGGTCAAAGTATTAATGAATTATAAAATTCTTGACCAAAAAGTAGAAATAGGTGATCTTTGGGCTTTACTATTATGGACTATTCCATATTTTAAATGTAATGATTATGATCTTAAAGATGCTATTACTGCAACTGCAATAAAAAGTGCAGATGGAGAGATAAATAATTTATATAAAAGTACAAAGACAGACTCTCCAGAAAACTATCAATATACAAAACTATATAGTATAAAAGAAGTAAAAGAGCTTGTAGATTATTTTAAGATGGAGACTACAAGAATAAGAATATTCAAACAGTCTCCAAAAAATAGTACGCCTTTACACATAGATAAAGACGATAAAGATATTATTAGACTTTGGGCGGCATTAAATGAAGACGATAATTTTAAATTTTATTTTGGAAAAGAAAAAGAAGAAGTTATCTTAAAAAAAGGGCAAATACTGGTTTTTAACCCTAACTATCCTCATGGAGCCGCAAATCTAGGAAACACTGATAGATATACATTAAATATAGTAGGTAAACCTAATAAATGGCTAAAGGAGCAGATTTATGTTTGAATGTGAGGTATTTAGAAAGCCAAATGGAAATGTAGTAAAAATTACTATGAATGAGTTTAGAGGACTGGTCTACACTCATATTAGAGAATATCAAATGGATGGGGATACAGGATTTTGGTATCCTACTAAAACAGGTTATGCTTTTGATGCAGGAGAAATTGATTCGGTAATCGAAGGACTCGAACTTGCTAGTGAAACATATGCAAAGTATTCTAGGTTTATAGAATATGATGAAAACCAACTGGAATTTGACCTTAAGGGAGACACAGACGAATGAGTATTAAAGCATGGTCTGATGAACAAGAAGCAAAACTAATTAGATTATATACGGAAGAAAACACTAAAGATGTACACGATCTAGCTAGAATTTTTGGAAAAGGATACCGATCAGTAATCAGTAAACTCGTTCAATTAAAAATATATCAAAAACCAGATGCAGAAGAAGAAGGCAAAACTAAAACCGTCAAGACAATGCTAAGAGAAATTGAAGATTTATTAGGCATTGAGATTGAAGGTATTAATCTTAATAAGAAAGAAAACTTAGTAAAGTTAGTAGATGCACTAAATGATAGACTGGGTAATTCTTAACTACCTTAATAAACAAAAATACAAACGAAGCTTGTTAATAGTAAAAAATAAAGCGCAAGTAGAAAAATTTATAACTAACCCTAAAATTACTCTGATTGAAGAAAATAATTTTCTTGAACATTATCCTGAAAAAGCGTATCATATAATTTCTACGTGGGAAATACTTTCAGAGGGGACTGCGTTAGAAATCTACACATATCTTGCAAAGATGAACCATAATCTACGAGATGATGGGGAAGTTTTTGTAAGAGTCTTAGAAAATCAGTCTTATACAGAAGAATTTACTATACCTCCATTTTGTTGGAGCGTTGAAAGAGTTTCGTCTATAGGGCACGCAAAAGCTTTTGTGCGCTCGGGAACTTGTGAACATATCAAAACTAAAAGAGCAGATTTTCTAAGATTTAAATACATTCCCTCCTTTTAAAAATCAATTAAAAATTGCATAACACCCAAAAGTTTTTGTATAATGATTTATACAATTAACGGATAACTATCTATGACATACGAAGAACTTAAAAACATTGTTGCTCACCACTGTCACCTGTATTATGACGTAAACCGTCCAGAAATTAGTGATAGTGAGTTTGATCAATTATATGATAAGCTTCTCAAGGTAGAAACAGATCAAGGGTGGCACGATTCTGACTCCCCAACCATGCGTGTTGGAGGGGTATCAGGAAAAGTGCGTCATCCTTTTCCTTTGTATTCACTTCGCAAAGTTTATGATGAAGCTGAAGTAGAGGATGATTTTATTGTTGAGACTCCAAAAATTGATGGAGCTAATCTTACGTTAATCTATAAAGATAGTAAGTTATATATGGCACTAACTCGTGGTAATGGCGAGTTCGGTGAAGATGTTACACATCTCACACCAGGAATCAAAGGTCTACCAGATTATATGTCTGGCGATTATGTGATTAATGGAGAGTGTGTAACTGATAATGATGTAGAAAATTTTAGAAACTACGTCAGTGGAGCACTTGGGTTACTTGACCTAGAAGAGTTTCACTCTCGTAATATTCTATTCATCGCTCACGAATTACTAGGTGTTGAGATGAATTACTCTACAAAAATGAAAGTTCTAAAAGCAGCAAGCTTTAAAACTGTTTTTGATGAGGACTTTTGCGCTAAATACCCTCAAGACGGTTTAGTATACCGAATTGATGAGTGGGAAAAGTGCAAAAAGCTTGGTTATACTTCTAAGTATCCACGCTTTGCTGTCGCTCTGAAAGAAAAAGAAAGTTTAACTGCTGTTACAACACTACAAAATGTGATTTGGGTTGTTGGTAGAACTGGGACTGTCAATCCTACTGGTATAGTAGAACCAGTCGAGCTTGACGGTGCGACTGTAAGTCGTGTTACTCTTCACAATATGGAATTTATGGAAAGCCATGACTTGGGCCTTGGCGACCTGATACAAATTGAACGTGCAGGTGGTGTAATTCCAAAGTTTAACAGAGTTATCCAGCACTCACAACATAATCTCAAAGTTAAACAAAGACATGCCGAAGAAGCTGTTGGACACGCTCTTCGAAGGGTCGGCCCAAAATTGTTTGTGACTGATGTATCGCAGCATAGCACAATCAAATTGTTAGAACATTTTATCAAGACTCTTGATATCAAGGGGCTTGGGCCTGCGTCTGTGTCTAAGATGCAGCTGAAACATCCGGTTGATTTATATCAATCTCACGATTGGAGTACGCTCGGGGCAAATGGCGAAAAGGTTTTAACAGAAATACAACGTAGCAAGACAAAACCATATGAGTTAGTTCTTGCATCTTTAGGTATCCCTGGTGTTGGAAAATCAGCTGCAAAGCTGATCGTAAAGCACATACCTTCGTTCGGTCGGTTGCGAGAGATCGAAACGGTACAGATACACGGAATTGGGCCAAAAACCGTAGAAAATCTACTTAGTTGGCTTGACACAAATGAAGAATGGGTCTATGACCTTCCTCTTCAACTAGAGCAGAGTCAAAGCATAGACTTCGAGAGTAATTCCGACGAAGTTAAGAAAGTCTGTATAACAGGGAAATTAGACATGACTCGTAATGATCTTGCTGAAATACTAGAAAGCAAGGGATTTAAAGTCACTAACACAGTCACAAAAGACTGCTATGCTTTGATTACTGACGGAGATAATAGTAGTAGCAAATATAAAAAAGCTATAGCAAATAACACTAAAGTCGTAGACTATTGGGAAAATAGAACTGAAGTGTTAAGAGGTGCTTTTTAATGAATTTCACAAAAGACCAAAAGACTAAATACTGTCACATTAATCTTGCTATATCATGTTTTAACTGCTATAATCCTTTTATAACGTTGAGAAAAAAACTCTCAACCATTTAAAAACTTAAACTTTAATACAAATAAGGAGAAAAAATGTCTAAGTTCGAATATACAGATGAAATGGTCACCCGCATGGAAGGCGTATGTGGTAGTGGCGTAACCGAGGACGTAATCGAGTCACTTTGTGACGAATTCGGTTATCCTCGTCGTTCAGTAACCGCAAAGCTTCGTAAGCTAGGTTACGACGTTCCTAAGAAGCCAGGTGCAGCCCCTGTCTTCACATCAGAAGAGACTGATGCACTTGCTGCTTATCTTGAGGCAAATTCTGGTAATCAGACCGCTGAAGAGATTTCTGCAGGTTTCGCTGACGGTAAGTTCACCGCTCGTCAGATCAATGGTAAGGCTCTCTCACTTGAGATGACCTCACACATTAAGCCAGCTGAGAAGAAGATTACCCCACGTTCTTACACAGAGGACGAGGAGAGCCAGATCTCTTCTATGGTTGAAGACGGTGCGTTCCTTGAGGACATCGCAGAAGCTGTTAGCAAGACTGTTAACTCAGTTCGTGGTAAGCTTCTAAGCATGGGCCTAAAGGCTGACCAGCGTGATAAGAAGGGCACAAAGGCCGATCCTTACGAGGGTATCGAGGATATGCTTGGCCAGACTGTTGAAGAGATCGCTGATCACTTCGGTAAGACAGTTCGTGGTGTTAAGACAGTTCTAACTCGTCGTGGTCTTTCTGCATCAGATTACACACCAAAGACCGCTGAGTAATTCAGTAGCTAAGGTAAAAATTATAGAGAGGGGTAGGCAACTACCCCGCTCTATAAGTGTATGTATATGGCAGTAGTAAAACCCCTTATTTTGAGTGAAGTAGATGAAAACAAAATTGATGCAGTTTTAACTCTTTCTGATACAGCTAAAATAAAAATTTTTGGTGAGATAATATCTAATTATTATCCTCAAGCTATGGAAGACGAAAAAAGATTTACAGAACTTCAACGAGCTTATAGAGATTGTTGGATGATGGAAAAATTATATCGTAATAATATATTTTTAAAAGAGTCATTTACTATGGTATACACACAAACTGGTTTAATAAGAAACATTTGGATGGATATGTATTATACCGACGACGATTTAATAATACATTAGGAGAGTAACATGAGAATAGTTGTAGTAACTGGAGGTTTTGACCCTATTCACTCAGGACATATTTCCCTATTTCAAGAAGCAAAGAAGCTGGGAGATGTTTTAATTGTTGGTTTAAATTCTGATTTATGGCTTGCCCGGAAAAAAGGCAAGCCATTTATGTTATGGGATGAACGTGCCTGTGTTTTAGAAAATTTAGAAATGGTAGATCATGTTATTGCTTTTGATGACAGAGATGGAACTGCTATAGATGCTATTAAGCAAGCTATGATAAAATATCCTAATAGAAAAGTAATTTTTGCTAATGGAGGAGATAGAACAGTAGAGAATATACCAGAACTAGAGACTTACAGACTTGATGATAGCGTTAGCTTTGTTTTTGGTATTGGGGGAGAAGATAAGAAAAATTCTAGCTCTACACTATTAAAAAACTATTCTCGTCCAGAAGTAGAAAGACCTTGGGGCAAATATATAATTTTATCTCATGGAGAAGGATTCCTTACAAAAGAAATTATAGTTAATCCTAAATCAAGTTTGTCTATGCAAAAACACAAAGATAGGTCAGAACATTGGGTTGTAGTCTCTGGAAAAATATTTATTAATACTATAAATATAGCAAGTGACTATGAGCGTGAGAAGGTATTAGTGGCAGGACAAAGCGCTTTTATTCAAAAAGGTGACTGGCACAGCTACAAAACCCAACAGATACAGAAGTTAAAATTATTGAAACCTGGATTGGTGATAACTTAACAGAACTGGATATTGAAAGAAAATAAGATTTGACTATTACTCTCACTTATTGTATACTTATAAAATACAAGTAGGAGATAATATGTATTTTAACCAATCACAAACAGATTGGCGGCTGTCTCAATGCTGCCAATTTCATGACCCAAAACTTGCAAAACGATATAATTTTGGCACAACTACTAAAACTTATGCTCTTAAAGATGGAGGTAAAGAACGTGTTCAATCCAAAGCTATTGAAAATTGCACAAAACTAGTAGATATTCTTTCTACATATTTTACAAAACAACCTAAAAACTTACGTAGTTTCAGAATCTCTTCTGAGCTGTTCCCTTGCTATACCCTAGAATTTACAGAACCTTGGTACGAAGAAATCATGCCAGAGATTGCTAAACTTCTAAAACAAGCAGGTGACATTGCTAAAGAGCATGAAATTCGTTTATCTGTTCATCCAGGGCAGTATACAGTTCTTGCGTCTAATAACCCACAGGTAGTTGAAAACTCCGTTAAAGATCTAGAATATCATGCTTTATACGGTATTCTGATGGGTATCCCTGCTAAAGATTTTGCAATGAATATTCACCTTCAAGGGCTATATGGGGGCAAACACATTGATGGTATTAAGCGTTTCGCCACACATTTCGACTATCTTTCAGACTATGCTAAAGAATGTCTCACTGTTGAAAATGAAGACAAACCAAACGGATACGATATTGAACATACACTAGAGCTTGCCCAACGAGTTCCTATTAGAACTTGCCTAGACATTCATCATTATGCTTGCCATCGTATGCGTACCTCTGAAAAAGCTATCAATTCATCAGGTAAAAAAGTTAATAAAAAGATTAGGGATGAAGTTACCCATATTACTGTGAATGATGATTTCTTCAAAGAAGCAGTAAAAACATGGGGTGATGTACGTCCTCTATTTCATAAATCTCAGTCTTTTACAATAGATAATGAAAATTACTGGATGAAGCCAAATGCACACTCTGATATGTATCATGATGAAGAGTTGATGTCATTGGCTATTCCAATGCTTGAGTATGCAGATTTTGAAGTAGAAGCTAAAAACAAAGAAGTTGCAGTGCAACACTTTTACAAATTTATTCAAGAAGAAGAAACTATGGCAGGAGAGTCACTAACATGCAAAAAATTTGGGAATACTGGTGTAAAGCAATAGGGAGTAAAGCATATGAAGAGGACGATAAAGCTGACCGAGTTGCGATCATTCGCAGCATTTGGGTAGTATTACACATTCTTACTTGCTTTGCTATCATAGCAAACGCACTACGCCATTGGTGATAAGTAAGTAATATTTTATTTGACAGGTGATTTTCTTTATGATAAAATAAAGAAAAATAGGAGATTGATATGGCTAGAAAACCAGCCGCAACTGAAATATCAGAAACAAAGATTAGACAAGCAATTTGGATGGTAAAAGCAAATAAGACTAAAAAGTCTATTTGTGAACATCTTGGTATTGCTTATAATACAAAACGTCTTGATACGATTTTACAAGAGTTTCAAGACAAAGAAACTCGCCTAAAAGAGCTAAAGAAAAAACGTTCTAAAACTCCTTTTACAGAGGCAGAAAAAGTAGCAATCGTAAACGACTATAACAATGGTGAGAGTCAGTCTGCTATTGCTACACGTTTATATGCGTCACCCCAACGTATTAAGAATGTTCTTATTGAAATGAATGTTCCTATTCGTGCTCGATCAAAAACTGGTGCAGCACAGGTAGATCACGTTGTTCAAGACTTAGATGTAATTTTTTCAAAAGGTGATAGAGTTTTTATTCCTAAGATTAACTCTTTTGGTAAAGTAAAACAGATTTTTGATGAAGAATGGATTGATTATCATCGTCAGCCAGATCGTCGTCGTTATGTAGAATTACACGGATTTGTTGCCGCTAGAAAAAAGTACGGACCAGAGTTTGAAGGACGTGAAGATGTTCATTGGAATATATATTGGCAGTATGAAGACGGCAGTGAATGGAAAGAAATGGCAATTAAAGAAAAGATTAGATATACAGAAAGTGTAATTGAAGAAACTGGACGAGAATATTACAGAATCTTCGTAGAAGGAGACTATGGGCATTTTAGAGATGAACTTAGAGAAAACTTATTTCCAGTAAAGGGTAGTTAATGGCATTAGATTTACAAAAACTCGCTCTCAGAAGATTATTAGAGGGCAAAGACCCAGATTTGTATTCAAAATTATCCTCCGTATATTTTACGGGGGCTAATTCTGCTTTATTTGATAGGGTTCAATCATTTTATAAAGCAAATATTAGAATACCAACTCTTGATGAGTTTCAAGTTCTAAAGAAAGAATCTTCTTTACAAGAATATTTTGATACGCAAATCTTAGATGAAGATAATAAATACGATGAAGTTGCTGATGAATTTTTAATTGGGCAGCTACAGGATTACTATATCCGTGACGAAACAATATCCTTTCTAGATAAATTTATTGATAATCTATCAGATTTAGAAAAAGTAGAAATTGTTGATCAACTTCAAACACACTTACTAAATTTAAATAAAGCTCTTCCAATGACAGATGAGCTTTACGATGTTGCTGATTTAGACTTTTTTCCAAATCCAGATGACTTTGTTCTATTTCCCTCTGGACTTAGTGCGGATTATGATTCTGCTAACGGGGGTCTTGCATTACAAGAACTGGTACTTCTTGGAGGCCGAAGAGGCTCTGGTAAGTCTATTATAAGTCTTAACTTAGCTATAAATAGATTTTTACAAGGCAATACTGTTGCATTCTTTACAATCGAAATGAGGTATAAAGAAGTTTATGATCGTCTATTAAGTATTCTTAGTGGAGTTCCTTTTCTGTCTATTTTTAAGAATGAACTATCCAACGATCAGAAACTATCTCTCGTAAAAGCAAAGATTGATAATTTTTATGATAAAGATTCAGTAATTGACGATTGGTATAAAGAACTGTATTCTACAAAAGATTTTAAAAAGTTTGAACGTAGAGTAAAATCTGAAAAACCAACTTTGAGAGAGAATAGATTTTTTATTATTGATGATGAGAGTCTTACACTAAATCGCATTGACCACTACTGTAATATGTTCTCTAATCAACATGCTAAATTTAATTTAGCAGTCGTAGATTATATTAACATTATTAAACACGATGATTCTAAAGACTGGAAAACTCAAATTGTATTAGCGGAAGCACTAAAAGGTATAAGCCGTAAGTTTAATCTTACAATGCTTTCTCCATATCAGATTGATGCAACTGGAGAAGCTAGATTTGCAAAAGGTATTCTTGATAGTGCAGATAGGAGTTTTGCGTTCTTTCCCGCCAAAGAAGGCGATGATAGAGCGCAAGAAAATAAACTACAGATTCATACAACAAAAATTCGTAATGGTAAACATATGAGCTTTGATGTTTATATGGATTGGGCGTGTGTCAAGGTTGACCCTACCCAAAGTGCGTTAATTAATGAAAAACCTCATAGAGTAGCTATGTACGGAGACGACGAGTCTAGTAAGTCATCAGAAGTGAGTCGTGACGTATGAATATGATTGATGTTTTAGATCAGCACGGTCTAAAGTATGAAAAAACTAATAATCCTACAGAAGTAGTATTACAGTGTACTTCTGGAAATCATGCGGATAATCGACCAAGCATGATGTATAATCTTGATAAAGATATTTTTCATTGCTGGTCTTGTGGGTTTAGAGGCACAAAACGTAAGTTTTTACAGAGTATTGGTATTAATACAGATATACCCTTTGATAGTAAACAGCCCTTTAAAATACAAAAATTAAAAGATAAATTAAATGAAATAATTTATGAAGATAATATGGTTATGCCAGAAGATGCTAGACCTGTAAACGGAACATTTAAGAACATAAGCTCGGACACCTTAAAAAATTTCAATGCTTTCTTTACTGAGAAGCTGGGGTTAGAAGATTATGTTTGCTTTCCTGTATCACAATTTGGTAAAATAAGATTTATAGAAGGTAGAAATCGCTTTACAAAGTCTGAAAAGCCAAAATATTACCGGCGTCCTGCTAAAGCAAGATCAGTAGATATGTTATACCCATTAGATAAGATTAAAGATAAATCTCATTTAATTCTTGTAGAGGGCATATTCGATATGTTAAATATGTGGGATAAAGGATACGAGAATACCGTTTGTGTTTTTGGTGCTAATAATTTTAATAAGCCTAAACTGGAAATATTGGATAGAATTGGTACAACATTTGTAGAAATTCTATTTGATGGCGACGAGGCGGGAAAAAATGGTGCCAGAAAAATAGCTGATTTACTTGAAAAAAGGTTTATACAGTCTAAAATTATTAATTTAGCTCCAGGCAAAGACCCAGGAGACTTAAGTCAACCAGAATTAAATATGATATTACCAAAGGATAGATATAAAAATGTCAAATAACGTAGCTTTTGTATTTGCATCAACATCAGAAAAAGACCCTAATATAATGGGTAAATACTTTAATGATAAGTTTGATGTTCATTTTTTGTGCTCAAAGCCAAAAGATAAAATTTTAAAGAAAGATATTGATCTAGATTTAACAGTTCTAGAAGATTACAAAGTTGTGTGCCCAGTTGGGGCAGAACCTTTAAAGTACGTAGCTGGTCTAACTGGTATTACAAAATATAATGGTATGTTTATTGAGAAAAAATATGTTCCTTTCTTACATCCAAATATGACGGTATTTAAGCCCCAGTATGAAGATGAAATTGTAAAAGCGAGTAATACACTTCAAAAAGTATTATCTGGTGATATTGATTCTGATAAGAAAGAAAAAGACTACTTCTTTGTTGAAACTCAGCAACAGCTTGATCCTTTGATGGATAAGTTTATGAAAGCTAATCCATTGGTAGTCGATATTGAGACATCTAGCCTATCCCCTCGAACTGGTAATGTGATTGGTATTGCTCTAGCTACTAAAGCTAATGAAGGATACTATATTCATTGTGATCTTGTAAGTAAAAATAAAGAATGGTTTCACGAACTATTTAAGGGGCGCAAGTGTGTATTACATAACGCTAAGTTCGATATGGGATTCTTAACCTATGAATTTGGTTTTGAGTTTCCAGATTTTGAAGATACTATGCTTATGCACTATTGTTTAGAAGAAGCAGTAGGGACTCACGGTCTAAAACCTCTTGCCTTAAGATTTACTGATCTTGGGGACTATGAGCGAGAACTTGATGAATATAAGAAAACTTTTGCTCGTAAGAGTAAAATCAAACTAGAAGACTTTAATTATAGTATGATTCCTACGGATATTCTCGCTCCATACGCTGAAAAAGATGCTGATGCTACTTTTCAGTTATGGAATAAGTTTAATCCTCTAATCGAAAAGAATAAGTATTTTAATAATTTATATAATAAAATTCTAAAACCAGCTACTCTAGCTTTGATGAGGCTAGAACGTAATGGTGGTCCTATTGATATGGATAAACTATCGGCTCTTGAAAGTGACTATCAAATTGATATTGAAGAATGTTTAGCAGAAATTGAAATGCACGAAGATGTAAAAACCTTTGAGCGACTTCATAATAAAACTTTTAATCCAAATAGTACACAACAGCTTCAAGAACTATTCTTTAAGATTATTAAGCTAAAGCCAACTAAAAAGACCGCAACTGGTGCGTGGTCTGTTGACAAAGAAGTTTTAGCTGAACTAGAGCATCCACTGTCAAAAGCTATTCTTGACCTTCGTGAAAAGAATAAGCTTTTAAACACCTATATTTCTAGCATTAGAAAAGGTGTTGACGAAGACTTGCGGCTTCGTAGTGGTTTCAATATTCATGGAACAACTTCTGGGCGTCTTTCTAGTTCTGGAGTTCTAAACTATCAAAACATTCCACGAGATAACAAAGACGTTAAAAAGCTGTTCAAAGCTAGACCAGGCTATAAAATTGTACAAGGAGACCTTGGAACCGCAGAAGTTTATATTGCTGCTGCATTAAGTAATGATAAGTTTCTAATGAAGGCTTTCCAAGAAAAGCTAGACTTTCACTCTTACGTTGCAAAACAAATTTTCAATTTACCGTGTGAAATTCATGAAGTTAAATCTCAGTTTCCAGATAAGAGACAGCACGCTAAGGCAATCACATTCGGGATCATGTATCAGGCAGGGCCTGCTAAAATTGCAGAAACAGCTGATGTTACAACCCCCGAAGCAAAAATGTTCATCAAAAAATATTTTAACGAAGCTTATGCTCTTAAGTCTTATATTGAGGACAGTAACTCTCAGATCGAGAATAACGCTTTTATTTATAGTTTCTTTGGACGTAAACGTAGACTTCCAGAGTCTCGTTCTACAAATCGTGGAGTTGCTCAACATGCAATTCGCTCTGGAGTCAACTTCTTAGTACAAAGTGTTGCTTCTGATATTAATATTCTTGGGCTAATTGATTTAATCAAATGGATTGATGATAATGGATACGAGAATGATATTCTACCTTTTACGGTAGTTCATGACTCTATTGTTGCAGAGGTTAAAGAAGACTTAGTTGACCTTTATATTTCTAAAACAAAAGAGTTTATTCAGACTGATAGAGGTTGTTCTATTACAGAGTGCCCAATTGGAATGGATTTTGAGCTTGGCGAAAGTTGGGGAGAACTTGATGAGGTTAGTTGATACAACCGAAGAAGTACTATACGAAAATTGTGTAGCAGTAGATAATCCAACGTCTCTAACAATAAAAATGTTCAGAGATAGAATGAAAAAGATTATGATAAAAGAACGAGGGATTGGATTAGCCGCTCCCCAAGTTGGAAAATCTATTGCTATGTTTCTTATGGTATTAGAAGGTAGAATTATTACATGTATTAATCCTTCTATTTCTTGGGAATCTGAAAATATTGTTGAAATGAAAGAAGGCTGCCTAAGTTTTCCAAATACATGGGTCAAGTTAAAACGCCCAGAGAAAATTATAGCAAATTGGGTAGATTTAAAAGGACGTAAAATTACAAAAACACTAGACGGAGTAGAATCACGTTGTTTTCAGCATGAGCTAGACCACTTAAGTGGAATAACTTTTATTCATAGACAAAATGAGCAAGTTTAGTGCTATAAAATTTCCTGTATATGGTATTAAAAACTATATAGAGTTTGATTTTACCTTAGACAAAATATTTACAACTATAAATGGTCAAAAATATATTGTTGACGATAGATCAATAAAAAATAACTCTTATTTGAGTAGGTTAATTGAGTTAGATAATAGAAAAAAGTATCAAAGACTTAAATTTGACTACACCATAAGAAATATGGAAGAGCTATTAAAGTCTAAGTGCGCTATAGGAATTGACGATACTGGAGCTATTTATAGTTTTATTATAAAAGAGCAATTTCCTTACGCAGAAAGTCAAATTGTAAAAAATAGAAAGAAATATTTTTGGTTTAAAGATATAAGTTACCCTTTTGAAGTTAATTTAGAGAATATATCGCATATAGCAGAAAATAAACAATATTATTATGGGAAATTAGTATATATTGATAGAATTTGGTACTTTTTAGGGTTTACTGATACAAAATCATCAAAAAAAGATATTTGGTTATGATTAATTATATTTTTTGTTTCACCTGTGGGCATTCATGCCACTGTAAAGAAAACTATTGCAAAAAAGAAGTTGGTATCGGAATGAGTGATAAATCGACCTATTGTGCGTGTGAAAAATGCGTTTGTGCACCATCACTAAATAAGGAAAAAAATGATAATTTGGGGAGTTAGTGCAGATAATCACGATGCAGCAATAGCAGTTTTTACTCTAAAATCTAGAGGGTTATTAAATATACCCACTTTAAAACTAGAATTTGCTAGTCAAACTGAAAGATTTAGCGGTATCAAAGGTGATCAAAACTTAAATAAAGAAATTATTGAATATGCTACGCAAAATTTTGGCGAACCAGAGCAAATTATCTGGCACGAAAAACCATTATTAAAGATAGCTAGGCAAATATACGCAAAAGAACCTATAAATTTATTCTGTTACCCTAGAAAGTATATAGATAAGTACTTTAATAAGCGTATTCCAATAAAATATATTAAACATCACCACAGTCATGCTGCAAATGGATACTATACAAGTAGATTTTCAGAAGCCTGTGTAGTAACTCTTGATGCTATAGGAGAGTTTGAAACATTTACTATTTGGAAAGGAACTGGAGATACGCTAGAACAGGTATATTCAGAGGGTTATCCCCATAGTTTAGGTCTTTGGTACTCTGCTATGACTCAAAGAGTAGGGCTAAAACCCAACGAAGAAGAATATATTCTGATGGGAATGGCTGCTATTGGAGACCCAGATAGATTTTATCATCAAATAAAGCGTGATTTTTTTACTACGTACAATAACCATAATATAATTGGTATGCACCATAATATTCATCAAGGGTGTTTAGAATGGATGCCTTCTTTAGAAGAAAAAGATTATTTTGATGTAGCAGCTGCTACACAAAAAATATACGAAGAGTACTTAGAAAAAGTATTAGAGCTAGCACTACAAATGGTTCCCTCTAAGAATATAGTATTTTCTGGAGGATGCGCCTTAAACTGTGTTGCGAATAATCTTTTATTTAAATATTTTGAAGAGGTTTGGATTCCCCCAAATCCAGGGGACGCTGGAAATGCAATAGGAGCCGTATTAGCTAAATATAAGATTAAAATTACGCCAACAAACTACCTTGGGTATGATTTAAATAATAAAATTGATCCTGCAGAAGTAGCAAGATATTTAAATAAGTATAAAGTGTGTGGCGTTGCAACAGGAAAAGCAGAGTTTGGTCCTAGAGCATTAGGTAATAGAAGTTTATTAGCTGATCCTCGTGTATCAGATATTAAGAGTATTGTTAACTTAGTTAAAAATAGACAAACATTTAGACCATTTGCTCCTGTTATTCTTCAAGAAGACGCAACTCAGTATTTTGAATTTGAAGGACAACAGAAAAATTATATGTATATGCAATTTACAGCTACATGTAAGTACCCAGAAAAATATCCCGGTATTTGCCATATAGACGGGACAAGTAGAGTTCAAATGGTATCTAACGATTTTGACTCGCAAATAAAAGGTGTTTTAAAAGCTTGGAAAACACTTACTGGCTGCCCAATGCTACTTAATACTAGCTTAAATGTTAAAGGAAAGCCAATAGTAAATACAAAAGAAGACTGTAAAAAGTTTTCTGAAACATATGGAGTTAAAATTTTCTCTTAATGGAAAAACTTAATATTAAATCAGCTACTATTAGTGATAAAATTTATATCAAAGAAGAAGATATTGAGAATATTTCTTCTTTTGAACAAGCCTACACATATCAAATAGTAGATGATTTTCACTACACATATGAATATGATGAAGATACAGGCACCTATTCAGTGCCTAGTAACTCATATTCTAAACTAAAAATAGATTCTGTTGAAGATTTACGCAATTTTGACGACGCCACTCAAGAGTTTACATTTAGTGGTGAGTTAAGAGAAGAACAACAAGATATGGTAAATACTTTTTTCCAAATAAACGACAGAGTTAGAAGCGGTCTATTCCAAGCACCCTGCGGGTGGGGTAAAACCTACGTTGGCTGTAATCTTTTAGCCCGTGCTAATAAACCTACTCTAATCTTGGTGCACACAAAACTACTTTTTAGACAGTGGATAGAAGAGTTAGAAAAACAGATTCCAAATGTTAAAATTGGCAAAATAGGAGATGGACTGTTAGATATACAAGAAATCACCGTTGGAATTTATAAAAGCGTATTAAATAATATTCCCCAACTACATGATCAATTTGGTCTTTTAATGGTAGATGAGGCGCATTTATGCCCTGCAGATATGTTTTCTCAGGCAGTAAATGCTATAAATTGTAGAGCAAAAATTGCTATTACAGCTACCCCTCGTAGAAAAGATGGAAAACACATTGTATTAGATGACTACTTTACTTCATTTAAATCATATGCGTATGACCCCAGAGTTTTAGCTGTGCCAAAAGTAGAAATATTACAAACTGACATCAGATTTAATGTGCTTGACCCAAAACGTGATTGGAGCAGACAAACCAACAAATTAGCATCGAACTCGCAGTTGCGCCGGTTAGTTGCTGAAAATGCCATATCGAAAGTGAGTGGAGGTCGATGCGTACTCATTCTAGGAGAACGTCTAGATTGGCTTCGTGAATTAAATAAAATTATACCTGACTCTGTTCTTTTAATTGGGGAAACTGGAGAAGAACAGAGAAAAGAGATATTAGACAATGTAGGTCCTAAGTATAAAGTAGTTCTCACTACAAAACTTTTTGATGAAGGAATTAGTTGTCACAGACTTGACACTTTATTTTTAGTATTTCCATCAAATAATCCTATAAAACTAGAGCAAAGAATTGGTAGAATTATTAGAGAACACCCAGAGAAAAAACGTCCTTTAATATGCGATTTTTGGCTAACGGGACCGATAGTACGAAAACAACAAGAAAATAGGTTTAAGTGGTATGGGCAGAGAGGCTATAAGTTATGAAAAAATATTATTTTAACTGGTGCGAACTTCTTAAAAAATCCAAAAAAGATTATGATTCAATTATCGTGTTGACATATGCTTCTACTTTTGGTTATAATAAGAAAATTGCTAATGGCTCTCTTGATTTGATAAAGACACTTTACGTTGATAGAGTGCCGAGCTGGCTAAAAAATCAAATTAAAATAAACACTCAATCATTTGAGTTATTTAATAACTATAAAACTGAGGAGCCTCAGAGCTACTTTTTAAATAAAGATTTTTTAACAACATATACAAAAGTAGAGCATAAAATACAGTATTTATGGCTACTATCATATAGAAGAATTGATGAGGAGTCTCCTTATATAAAAAGAGACTACCTAAGACTAAAAGAAATAGATGGAATTAAAAGTAATCCATTTATTAGTATTGAAGATGATAAGATTAATTTTATCTTTGAAAATACCTACACACAAAGAACATAGTTCAACAAGAAAGGAAAAACTAAAATGGTCTCTTGGGACAAAACAAAAGGTAATACAGGCGGCGGAGGTCAACGCCGAGAAATTGAAAGATTAACTCTTCCAATTGGGGATACAAAAATTAGACTAATAGGAGAAGTTCTACCTAGATATGTTTATTGGGTAGTTACATCAGAAGGCAAGAAGATGCCGGTTGAGTGTCTACAGTTTGATCGTCAGACAGAAGGGTTTAACAACAACGCAAAAGACCCTGTGAAAGAAATTGATGAGGATGTTTACTCTGATAAGCCACAGTTTGCCTATGTATGTAATGTTATTGATAGATCAGATAACAAGATTAAGATTTTTGATCTTCGTTCAACTATCTATAAGCAAATTGTAGATTATGCTACAAATCCTGACTACGGGAACCCTGCCGATGATGACGCAGGATATGATATCACAATTAAGAAGGAAAAGACAGGACCTTTACCACAGAATGTAAAGTATTCTGTCATCCCAGCTCGTTCAAATTCTGCATTGAGTGATGCAGAAAAGTCTGGTGATTTATTTGAGCTTGATAAGATTTACAAGCGTCAAAGCTACGAAGAGCAGAAAGAGTGGCTACTTCAAAACACAGCATATTTTGCTGGAGAAGCTAGCGACGAATTTCGCCCAGACGAAGAAGTTGAGGATCTAGATTAATAATGGCTGGAATTAAGCTTAGTGATATTTCTACTTCAGAAGACTCAACTGAAGTAGAAGCTCCTAATCCTCTTAGAATTGGGGGAGAAGGAGGAGAAGTAGACCTTGACTGGTTACGACAGCAAAGTATCTTCTTTGCTACTCCATGCTACGGAGGTATGATCACGGATCAATACTTCTTGAGTATGTTCAAGGCAAGCCAAAATCTTTCACGACACAATGTTAGCTTTCGTCTAACAACCCTCAGAAATGAAAGTCTTGTAACTAGAGCTAGAAACATTCTTACAGCAATGTTTTTAGCTACAGATGCAACTCATCTATTCTTTATTGACGCAGATATTGAGTTTGATGAGGAATCTGTAATCAGAGCTGTAGCAATGGATAAACCTATTGTGGCAGCTGCGTATCCAAAAAAGGCGCTCCCTGTTCAATACGCTGTTAATTTTAAATACGTAGACCCTGTTAAAAGACAGATTCGTATTGAAAATGGAGCGGTGGAAGTTTGGGATGCGTCAACAGGATTTTTCTGTATTAAACGTGAAGTTTTTGAAAGAATGATGATTGAGTACCCTGATCTTCATTATAAAAATGATAGTAATATTGATCCTTCCTTGCAGAAGTATTGTTATGCATTTTTTGATACCCTTATTGACAGAGACGAAAATGGCGATAATAGGTATCTTTCTGAAGACTATGCTTTTTGTCGATTGTGGCAAAGGCTTGGTGGAGAAATTTGGCTAGACCCAAATACAAAATTAAACCATGTTGGCTCGTATACTTTTGAGGGTGACATCGGTAAAATTATTAATTTAGCGAGACAGTAAATGAAAAAAATTCTACTTTTGGGGAGCGGTGAGCTTGGAAAAGAGTTTACTATTAGTGCAAAGAAATATGGATGCACAGTTATTGCATGTGATTCTTACGTAGGAGCACCTGCAATGAAAGTTGCGGACGACTTTGAAGTTTTAGATATGCTTGATGCAAGTCAGCTTGAGAAAGTTATCAGTTACTATAAACCTGATTTAATTGTCCCAGAAATAGAAGCGATCAACACGGAGTTTCTAGTAGAGAAGGAACAGCAAGGATATAAAGTTGTTCCTTCCGCTAGAGCTGTAAATCTAACTATGAACCGTGATAAAATTAGAGATCGTGCTGTCGAACTAGGGTTAAAAACAGCTAATTTTAGATATGCTGAAAACTTAGACCAACTAGAATCGGCAGCTAGACAAATTGGCTTCCCCTGCGTTGTAAAGCCAGTAATGAGTTCTAGCGGCAAAGGTCAGATGGTAGTTGATGATCAGAATGAAATTCAAGCTGCTTGGAAATATGCTATTGATAATATGAGAGGGGATAGGCATAGAGTTATAGTTGAAGAGTTTATTGACTTTAGTTATGAAATTACTCTTCTTACAGTAAGGCAAAAAGACGGTCCTACTTTATTTTGTCCAATCATAGAGCATGAGCAAGAAAGAGGGGATTACCAAAGAAGCTGGCAAAGTAAGCAAGAGGAAACTTTTACTAATCATATTATAGAAACTCACGCACAAGAGATGGCTAAGATTATTACAGACGATCTCGGAGGAGAGGGTATTTTTGGTGTTGAATTTTTTGTAGACATAAGTACTGATAATCCAACTGTTATCTTTAGTGAGCTTAGTCCTCGTCCACATGATACAGGACTAGTAACTTTATATACTCAAAATTTAAGTGAATTTGATTTACATGCTCGTGCAATCTTAGGGCTTCCAATTGATGAGATAAAAATTTTAAGAGAAGGGGCAAGTCAAGTTATTTTAGCAGACTGTACAAGTCCTGACTTTATTATTACTGGTATCCCAGCCGCAATGAAAATTACAGGCGTCGATGTTAGAATTTTTGGAAAACCAGTGGCAAGGCCTAATAGAAGAATGGGAGTAGTACTAGCTCCGACTGTAGGAAAGGCTAAAAAAGCTGCTAGTAAAATTATAATTTTCGATATTAGTACGCATGATGCTCCCTAAAATAAGATCTAGATTTGCTGTCAGAATGGAAGGGCAACAAATAACAGAAACTATAGAAAAAATAGTTAAAATATTAGAAAAAAGTAATGAACCTGTAGAACTAGATATAATTATAGATAGTTTAGGTATAGAAAGAATACAAATTCCCTATGGTAATGACCTACCTTATTATTTAAATTTTCATAAAAATCAGAAGTATTATTTAGGATTAAAGAATGTTAACGAAAAATAATTGGCTACAAACTAATATTAAAAAGCGAGTACAAGAACGACAGCTATCTTTAGAAGTAACTTTAACTCCCGATATAATTAGTTCTACAGACTTTAATAGTGCAGCAGATAAAGTACTAACAGAGTTATTAGACTTATCTGCCACAGAAAAATTTTATTTAGGTTTTAGTGGGGGCGCAGACTCAGATTTTGTATTTTACAAGTTAATTGAGTGGGGTATACCTTTTGAGCCTATTATTTGTTTTTTTGGAGGAAATTCAATAGAATACCAATACGCTTTGCACACTTGTAAAAAGTTTGGGATAACTCCTTATATTCATACTTTATCTGAAAAACAATTTATACAAATATTTATGCAAAAAGTAAAACCTTGGGGAGGTGACGGACTTTACAGTATACCTAGTATGGTTTTAGCTGAGTATGCAAAAAGTAGAGACGCAAAATTATTAACTGGACAAGATTTTATAACTGGTTCCCATGATCATTGTTCTATGGGATTTAACGTTTATGACTTTTACGCTGATATCTATGATGAGTCAATAGAAATTCCATTCTTTTTATACAATACAGATATAGTTTACCACACTATAAAAAGATTCAACCCTAATATATCGGTAGGAGAATGGAAATACGAGTTATTTGAAATTCTAGACTATAGACCTAAAATTGAGTTCCATCATCTTAGTAGAGAATGTTGGGAAGTATTAGGACCTTATTTTTCTTATGCAGCTACACATTTTAATAACGAAGGGATTGATGTAATTAATAAGGAAAAAATCTTAAGAGCATTAGAAAACACAGGAGAAAAAATAGTATTAAATGCAAGCCATACTTATTAATATTGTGATGTTTTTATCATGGACCTTTATTCTTTATTGGTTTCATAGGGGTATTCACCATATTCCTAAATTTAAAGAAATTCATCAAGATCACCATGACTATGTGACCGATTATCAACCTAAATGGAACTGGAAAAATATATTTATTTGGGTAGATACTTGGAGGAGTACTGCTGACCAATGGGTAACAGAAGTTATTCCAACAGTAGTTTTCTGTTATATAACTGGGTATTGGTGGATAGCAATATTTTATTGGGCGTGGTCAGCAATTATTCAAGAAGTAATTGAACATAACCCTAAATTTAATATTCCATTACTGACTAGTGGGCAGTGGCATTTAGTTCACCACAGGGATTGGACTAAGAATTTTGGTATCTTCTTCTCTATCTGGGATAGAGTATTTGGTACATACGAAGCAATAAAATAAAGGCACAATTCTGACGTAGCACTTCGTTACGGCACTCCGTGCCCCGGCTGCGTCTCTACGAGACTACGTTATTCAATATGGAGCACTCGTATTAAACAGCTTTTCACCTACGGTGTAAAGTTATTCACAAGCTATTAAACATAGAATAGCATAAATTTCTCTCACCGTCAACTACAAAAAATTACAAAACCTCTTCGATAGATTCCTGTAATGAAATTGTAATATAAATGTAGTATAATACTTATTATACCACGTGGTATACTAATTAAAATTTATATAGAAAGAAGATATTTTAATGGATATGTTAACTATCTGGATGGTACTAGGCTTTTTAATGGCTGCATATAGTGTTATCGCAAATGATTCAGTGCAAACTCTTGGCACTTGGGTCGCTTCTAACCACGAACGTTTTAGTTGGACTAAGCTCTGGGCCGCCGCTTCGGCGGTTTTGCTTTGGGCGCTATGGTATGGATGGTATGTCAACGGAGGAGACATTTCATACGGACGTTTAACTAAAATTCCTTTTCAAGAGATTCAATGGTATCACGCAGCGGCTCCTGCCGTACTCCTTGTGCTAACTCGCATTGGTGTGCCAGTCTCTACATCCTTCCTTGTTCTCTCAGCTTTTGCGTCAACCTTTGTGTTGGAAAAGATGCTGATGAAATCAATCATGGGTTATGCTGTAGCCGCTGTGGCAGCTTATGCTCTTTGGCACATCATTGCTAGATTAATTAACGAAAAGAAACCTATTGGTGATCATTGGAGCCGTCCTTATTGGCGGGTAGCACAGTGGGGAACAACAGGCTTGCTATGGTGGACTTGGTTATCACACGACATGGCTAATATTGCCGTGTTTTTACCTCGTCAAGTTCCCTGGGACTTAATGATTCTTATCTCTATTGTCTTTGTAGGCGGACTTGCTTTTATGTTTAGAGAGCAGGGCGGCAAGATTCAAAATATTGTGTTGGAAAAAAGTACCACACGATATATTAGGTCAGCTACGTTAATTGATTTAGCGTATTTTATTATTCTCTACTTCTTCAAAGAACTTAATTCAATACCAATGTCTACGACTTGGGTATTCGTTGGACTACTGACAGGACGAGAACTAGCAATTGCTAGTGTTCATAATACTAAGATG